GAAGTAGGGATAGACAAGCGTACATTTTCGGACCATGCAAACACACTAATTGTAACCTGATCGGAGGCTCCATTAGCATGCTGCAATGCATTCAAAGTTCTTATGTACACCCTACCAAGTTCGTTCCACTGAGATGTAGGAATCTCAATGTAATTATTATAATGGAACATAGGTAGATGTAAATCCCCACCTGTAGAAGTGGTTGGATCCAAGAAAATGTGTGGCAATTGTGAAGTTTGAACAAGATCACCAGTGATGAGTCCAGTGTGAGTTGACAAGTCGTCATAAACTTGAAATGGTTGATAGGCAAACAAAGCTCGCCCATACATAAAACCATTCCCGTTGATAACGACCTTAAGTCGCAAACTAGCTCTCAATAAATTAAAATTGGCTATTTTGTTACTTACTCTGGGGTTTTCAAAGTACAAACTCCACGGATCGAAATCATCGGTAACTAAAGTCCCAGTGCCCCAACTTGTTTCATAAATCTTGACAGGTCGGGAAAAGAAATTTTCGATATTCGTATCATCTGTATCCTGGAGCATACGAGTGGGATCCATAGTGGAATCCACATCGTATAAATAAGGGTCTACCTGATTTCCGAACGACACATTCTGTTGTGACGATCGGCCAGATAACTGTGTGATGGTAGCATCACCGGGTATACCAGATTGTGGTTCGAATTCGAATACAGGATCGAGCATAAGCTGATCTACATGATCCTGAACGATATCCGAATACAATTGTGATGGACATTTCGCTTCAGTTTGCGTATCAAATACGCAGGCGCAATGTTTGTCATAAAGTAAACAAACGGTACATGTGTTAGCACTTTCCGTTCTCATGTTGGCTAGTGCAATTGCACCATCTCTAACTGAGTGTTTACCTCGTTTTCCATCGTTGTTTTTACCATTATGCATTGTTATAGTAGAACTAGGAGACTGCATAGTATCTCCTAGCACACGTTTATTGTGTTTTGTTGTAAGTGAGAAGTACAAAACTCGAGTTTCACTCAATTCTCGAGCCAGTTTGGATTTTGGCTGATCAGGCCTGCCTTTCGGCTACAATCTCATCTCACAAGCCTACACAACTTAGATTATCCATATCAAAATTGTGTGGTATCCATTGCGAGATGCACATTTTGATTCGCTCCGCAAGTAGATTGTAAACTACTCGTGCCGTTTTATAGGGGTCGGCACAGGCCCCGGGCGTCCACAATTAAGTGGACAATGATGGAGCAAGGCATGGAATCTTAGTATACTTAGATATCCATCCCTCAGCTCGATCGGAGTATGAAGCAGATAGACCCGTGCATAAATGGGTCAAATGGGCGCGTTCAGCAACCTCTCGCATCATTTCTCTGCGCTCCTCATAAACCTCAGGCCCATGATTAAACCACTCACGCAAAGCGGTGTCTATGTTCAGTGCACAGGCATGTTCTTCAGTCAACGGATGATTCCGCTCACGTATGTAACAGTGCAACATCTTGAAACAAGATTTATCACACAGTGCACCAACTCTGCATCCAAGATCTTCATGAAACACACTTTTACGCTTCAAAAATTCAAAGTCCTCGGGACTTAAGAAGTCAACCAATTCACTGTTCTTGTCAGGCATGGTATAAATCTGTCCATACCTTGCGAGGAACTGCGAAAATTTTCGAATTGTAAAACCGTCAATACCCTGTTTAACAGAACCAGCATTGTCGTCTCCATAAGTGATAAATTTCACACAATCCTGAAATTTCAAACGAGTATCGAAAGTGGTTGGTGGATATGCCTCATAGAAGCAACACCGTGCGCTCAAACTACCAGCGATGCCATTCAATATGACAGTTAGAGAATTGCCACTGATGTGAGTGCCCTCAGTTAGACCAATTAAATCGCCGTTGAAAGCAATAAGAGCAAATACAATGTCTCCAGCCATCGCCCCCATAATATTGAGATCATCTCGCGAATAATCACACTCGCGCGCAGCGTCGATCAATATGCGAATAGCAGCCAACAACAATTGACTAGGTAATTTCTGGTCGTACTTACCGTAATCTCCACCTATCAATCGATCTTCGCCAAAAGTGAAAATGTGGTTATGCAAATCGTGCCACTCTGGTCCATGGCAATTGATCCCAACTGCACACTCAGATGCAAGTGGATTCATTTGCAGAATACGCACAATTGGAAGAAAATACTTACGTACTAAGAAGGTCAAAGCAATTGGATTGCTAAAGAAAATGCGGCATTTAGGCTTGCTCAAAACTTCATCTTTTTTGCACGCTTTTGCCACAGTGTAAGCTCGCTCACCTTTCATGTAGCATTCCTCG